CCGACTCTGGGGTAAGTAGTCCCTTTAGTTCGGGGGGGACTACTGTTTTGTCATTCCTACCAAAATAAAGTGTTGCACCGCCCAGCGTTTTGGTGAGCAGATGAGCCTGTTCTTTGCCTAACAGATCGACCAGCTCTAAGAATTTCTTGTTTGTGGGTTTCATCGTTTCTTTTCAGCTTAACCTACGGCGATCGCAGTCATATTAAATCCCGTTGGATTATGGGAGGTAATAGTTCTTATTAAAGTCTGGGGCGGGTCGATCGATAAACTTGATCCTTGATTGCCAATCCCGGCGGGGGCAGAAAAACCGACCGCCCGTATTTACATCGATCGCTAATTCTCGACCGTTGTTAAGTCCGATCAATCCTTGGTGCCAGATAGGATCGCCGTTTCTGGGAATTTGTAGGAACTCTACACGATCGCTGATCTGTGGGAAGTTTCGATCGATCGGTTCTTGATTTTCTGTGTTATTCATTTTCGTTATTTTGATTTATGTTTAATCGATCGAAGCCGACCGAGAAAGGAGTTAAGCAACTAAGTTCTCGGTATTAGCTAGATAATTCTGCCCGTTTACCCTCACCCGGATAAACTCGCCTTGCTGCCCTAGTAATTCCCCTGTGAGTGTTACCCCACCCTGAATAAATGTGACCATTTCCGGGATGTATTTAGGTGGTTCTGGTGGTGCGATTTTAGGCTCCTCTGTGGGGTTTGGGATATTCTCTAAACCCATGCCAACTGGTGGTGGATTAGGTACTATATTTTCAGTCAGTTGGCATGACTCTAATGCTTGTGCATATTGGCTTTCAAGCCCTTTTGAAATACAACTCAAAACGGTTTTATATAAAGGGCTGAAATCAACTATTTGATAGGTTCGAGACTGCCCAAATTTCCTTCCAGATACCCCGGCTTGCAAACCCACAAGTCCCAACAAATTCTTAACCCATTGCATCGACTCAAGGGAACCTTTGACAACCCCCAAGACCGATCGAAGACCCCGGCGCTTATCAATCCCGGCTTTATCGATCGCCTGAATCTCTGGAGAATCAGCAGAAAAATTATCTGGAAGATTCAGAATCCCCAGAGCATTAATCATCTTGGCTTTGGCATAAGGATTAGATAAGCAATCCCCAATAAACCGATCCTGCTCTATCCATCCCTGCCAACGCTTATCCGAGAGGAGCTTAGATTTTTCAAGGTTTCTCGAATGCCAGAGGAGCTTGAGATTAGGGATTGATCGCCACATATTTCTAATCTCGATAATTCCCTCAACATTCCAGAACTCAGTATTCTCAATCCCCGGCAGCGTATCCTTGATCTCAAATTTCTGCAATGCATATCGATCGTCCAGACTGGCTGTAAAACTTGCCTTGATTGCAATGGCTTGGGATACGGTCAAATCTTGAGCTTTGAAGATAGCGATCGCCTCCCCCTCCTTGACCTGTTGAGATGCTTTAGATAGCTCTAAGCCCGTTGCCTTACAATCTGCTATATCAACAATCTCAGGGCTGTAACCGTGCGACCTAGCAAGTTCTACTAAACAATCTAGAGTATTAGTCCGCTCAAAATCTCGGTTCTGTAGAAGCTCGCAGAGTACCGGATAATGCAAACTCTCTTTTTGCTTCTCCAACCAAAACTTAACGTGATCTAATTGTTCAGAACCATCGAGGAGGAGAGCATTTTCTAGTTCTTGCTGAAACTCCTCTAAGATGGGCGATCGCATCCTATTCAATCTCGAATAAGGAACGCACTGGACTGTAATCCGATCGACCTTCCGCACCCGCCGTAACATTTGAATCTGCGTGGCAGTATCCACAACCCCAAGAAAAAATGCAAAGGTGTGGGCAAAACCTTCAAGGGGAATATCTAACCCAGATTCACAGGACGGGGTATAAATCAGGATATCCAGATTTCGATCGGGAGACTCAATATATTTTTTAACTTCTTTCTGGGTAATAGTTTTTGAATCAATCCGGTAAACTCGATAGCCCTTTTCCGTAAACATCAAATCTAATTTTTCCCCTAATCTCTGGGAATCGGTAGCGATCGCAATAGATTGATTTTGGCTTTTATATCCGGGTAGCACTTCGATAATTTTGCTCACCAAACCAGACTGCCCAAAACTAGGGAGAATTTCTAATGGGGTATTTTGCAGATTGTAAGTATTCAGCAACTTAGCCACGCCCTTACTTTCGCTGCGTAAAGTTTGCAGATAGTCCACAACCCAGTCCGCCATATTCCCATCTAAAGAAACCACGATCGCCGATCGCTTAATGGCTTGGATAAACTTCTCTAAAATCTTGGTTCTATTTTTTGCACAAGTCGAGGAGGAGAGCAGATGCTTAACGATGCTGGTCAACTCATCAAGGATCAGAATCTTCCCATCAAAATAGTCATCAGGGAAATGCTCTAAACTATCCAGACAAGCCACGATCCGGCTATCAGCATCTTTGATTAAGTCAAAGGCAGAATGGTGATGCAAATGATAAGCCCCGATCCTTTTGGCTGTTTGGAGTAGCAAAGAATTTCGATAACCCAACATAGCTACACCCCGCCCCTTGCCACTGGATTCCAGAGACTCAATCAAAGGGTTTAATAACTGAGTTTTGCCAGTGCCAAGCCCGGATTTAATGGAGATCAGCCAATCTTCAGCAGCAACACCAGATTGAATATCAGGTAGGTCTATAAATTGTTTATCAAATTCATGGGTAGCAACAAACCCCGTAGCCCGGCGGAGCCATTTGCTTTTTCTGGAATTATTAACCCGGACACCCAGACCACCTAATTCTCTGGAGTCGGCGATCGCCCCTACTTGCGTATCTTGTTTTTGGTAGCGATCGTAATCCCTAGGACTAAATTCTCGCTTGGGGAAATTCCAACCGTTCTGCCGGGCTAAATAAAATAAGCTACCAAGCCCGATCGACCGCCCCGTGGATCCACGCCCAAAGCTCTGGACTTTCTTGGCAATATCCCATTCCCCATGAGACGGCGACCATCGTTCAGCAATAGCGATCGCCCCGTCCCCAAATTCAGAATAGAGAGCAAAAAGACAGGTAATACAATCATCATAAGTATTCTGCCCCTTGATTCTGGGGGGGATAAACCTTAATGCTGATTCTGCTAAATCCCTTAAATCGTTTGGATCTGTGGGATTGTCAGTTCTCCTTGATAGAGCGGCTTGATATTTGCGATCGGCTTCTAACTCAATTTCTTTATCCCAAGCGATCGCATCTTCTATGAAAGATTCTGGTAGAGTAACCGACTGTAATAATTTGGGCGATCGACCCGGAGCGCCAAAGAAAAATCTAGAAGCATCTTTGCAAGCCTTGTCTGCTACTCCTAATAAATCAATCAGGTAGCGATTCAACACCTTAATTAATTGATAGCCCTCAGCAGCCCTTGGCAACACAAAAACCAGTCTAAACTTCTCTAGTTCTGGCTTCGAGCTTGCCGACTCAATTAAGAGAGAGCAGTGATTTTTAATCAGGGGATTCTCTAGGCCCCCGGCGATCGTCATACCGCCATCAATATCAGCGCCTAGAACCTCAGCATAATTTGCGTGTTGCTGCCAACGTTTTGCCCCGGCATCTAGCACCCCCGGCATCCAAGGATGACCTTTACCAATGTGGTCTGCTAGTTCTAGAATGCTTACCTGCGTTGGTGTAAACGCCCCGGCATAGGAAAGTTTTTGAGGCTCGCACTTGCCCACGATTTGATGATTTAGCCCGACTAGAAAAGCTTTTTGGCTAAATGTATTGCTATTTTGGTTTCGATCGAAGTATAATGTATTCATATTATTTGGGGTGAGAGCCAAGTGATCCATGTATATTATTTGAGGTAAGAGCCAAGTGATGTATCTATATTATGTGGTGTGGTAGCCAATTAATATATCCCTGTTCTTTGTTTCCAAATTATTTGTTCCTCCAAATAATTCGTTTAGTTTCAGAGTGAAGGCTTCTAGAGAAATCTAGGGGCTTTTGCTTTTGGCTTTTCCAAGCATACCCTAAAACCGTAATTCCAAATCTGTAGAAACTTTGACAATTCAAGGTATTATAAATCTGTTATTTTGATTTGTGCGGGGGATTGGCAGCGATCGACCCCGCCTTCTTTTTGCCTTTTTATCGATCGCCGTTTCACTGATCATGATTCTCCTTAGCCAATCTTTTGGGCTTTAGGCTCCTCACAAATTCCCTAACTACATCAGATTGAGTCCTACCAACTTTTTCGCAGAACTGGGATAGGATCGCCTTTTCTGTTTCTTCAATACGCACGGTCAGATTTTTTTTACTCATGCTGATAGTGTACCTCAATAAATGGTAAAATAGCAACATGAAAACCCCAATTAGTTATTACGGCGGTAAACAAAGAATCGCCTCACAGATCGTCCCCTACATTTGGGGAATCCCTCACACCGTCTATGCAGAGCCTTTTTTTGGTGGTGGTTCGATCCTCTATGCCAAAGGAAAGCGACACACCGGGAACGGCGATCATTACAGCGAGGCGATTAATGATAAGAATCAAACCCTAATTACTTTCTGGAAGGTAGCCAGAGAGCAGCCAGAGGAGCTTGATTGGTATCTGCAACTAACTCCTTTTTCTCAGGCTGAATATAAAAGGGCTAAAAACATCTACAAAAACCCGCTAGATTTTTCTGAGTTAGAAATTGCTTGGGCGGTCTATATTCAATGCAATATGAGTTTTGCCAACAAGATCGGACACGGGTGGGGCGTTAGCACGTTATCAAAAAATCTTGCCCAGACATGGAAGACAAGGAAAGATAGGCTCCCTGAATGTTTCAAAAGATTAGAGGATGTGAATATAGGCTGCGAAGATGCGATCGACTTCATCAAAAGATGGGACTCACCTCAAACTATCTTCTACTGCGATCCGCCCTACCCCGGCACTACTCAAGGGCATTATTCTGGATATTCCCTAGAAGATTATCAAGCCCTCTGCAACTCCCTAGATAATTGTCAAGGCTCCTACATTCTCAGTAACTACGCTCAAGCCATAGCCCCGGATTCAGTGCAAAAAGTAATTGAAATTCAGGCAGTCATGAGCGCCAGTAAAGACAAGACGGCAGAAAAAGAGCGGATCGAAATCCTCTATATTTGCGATCGATCCTCTGGGATGCGGGGAGACATAGCCAAGATTGCCAGAACCCCAAATAGGATTCAACAGATGAGTTTGCTGGACTTATAGAAATTCATATCCCAAATCCCTGCATAGCCTTAATCTTAGAATCCTCACCCCGTCGATCGTACCCAATCGTGGTCTGAATACTCGAATGCCCTAAAAGTTTGGCAACGGTAGAAACATCCACATTTTGATCAAGCAATCCACTGGCTACCGATCGCCTGAGATCGTGAGGTTTCAAATCCCCCAACCCCGCACCCCTAGCAGCCCTCTTAACCACATCATATAAAGTCTGCTCACCCAATCTTTTTTCTGGGTGGATAGCCCCGGATTTATTCAAAGGGCAGACCAGAAACCCATCCCCCGCCCCTCGCAGATCCAACCATTCAATTACGAATTTATTCGCCCGTGGTGGTAAATACGATTCCCGTGATTTGTTGCCCTTAGCTTGGAAGATAAATATTTCCCCATTCCCCCGATCGAAATTACCAAGCAATAAATTACTAACTTCGCTCCTACGCAATCCCCCCAAGAACAAAGCCACGATCGCCCGATCCCTAATTCCCATCGAGGAGGCAGGGAAACTATCTAGCAATCTCGACAATTCAGGTTGAGGTAAAGCCCGCCCCTCAGATTGGGGAGACGTAGTTCTAAAATCTTGGGTAATCTTTTTAACCCTCAATCCTGCTTGATCTCGACTCATTAATCCATAATCCTGATAGCAAGAATTTAAAACCCCATACACCGCCGCTAGGATTTTATTCCCATAAGCCGGGGCATAGTTAGCTTCGAGGTACGATCGCAAGCTCTGTAAATGCAGAGAGGTCAAATCCCACCAAGGGAAATCAAGATGTCCAGTGCAACCAAAGAAATCAGCAACCTTAATCAAAGCCGCTTCCATTGTCCTAATCGAACCCTTAGACAATCCAGATAAATAAAAAGCACTAGGGCTGGGCGGACTCGATTCTATTTTTGCCAGTCCCTCTCCAGAAGTTTTGATTTCCGTAGGGTATAGAGAATAATTATCAGGCGGGGCGATCGAAGCAATCAAAGTCATAAAATCCCCTATAAAAGATAGTCAGCTTTTGAGTAGTGGCGTTCTCGTAATGTATAAATGAAAGTAGGTTTCTATAAGAAACTCTACCTAAGACATATTTCTAATCTTGACTACCACCAGCCAAGAAAATATTAAATCCCAAAGTCTGCGTTGGTTTTTGATCGCCCGTCCCCAAATCTACACGGGTTAAATTTTTGGGGTTAACCCAGTTCCCAGAGGTAAATTGTTTATCCGGCTGGTCGATCGATTCAATCTGATATTTAGTCCCGGTCAAGGTTTCTTGAGTGCCAACGATTTTCACCAGAATCCGGTGGGACAAAATTTGATAATTTACCTGATCGCCGATCTGGAAAATCTTAGCTTCCATACTTGCCTCCTATTTTTCGACATTGAAATTTTGAATCAATGCTTCTAATTTGGTTCGATCAAAATCTCCTTGAGCATCCGGGTAAATCCCGTCCGCCTTTAACCCCGCGTAAATAACCGATCGTAAATAGTCAGCCCATGAGAGCTTTCTCTTTTTAAGCCCTCGATTTACTTCATTGAGAACATCCTGAACCTCTTTTGGAAGTCGGACGGCGATCGGGGTGGTTCCTTGGATAGTTCCCAGTCCCTTGTCTTGGAATTGATAACGCTCGATGTGATCGGTTTTGGGGTTTAGATTTGACATGATTATTTAGCTCCTCTCTCTATTATACTCTATGGCTAGTAAACTTGGCATATTGGCTAGTAAACTAGGCAATCGATGTGTTATAGTAGAAACATACAAAGAGCGGCGGGTCGATCGTCCCTCACCAAAATAACCAAGAAAAATTATGACATCTATAACTGGCTCCGGCGACTTTGTAGATTCTGGGAATGGCAACTTTGAGCGCCCAGAGATTGCATTAGAGAGAGACAAAAGCCAAGGCAAGATTAGGCAAAATGCCCACGATCGACGGCTTGACACCCCTAGGTCGGCTGAATTTTCAGATGATGGCAGGAAGCTATCTGCGATCGTGCTTGACCTAATCACAAATGAGAAAGTCCGTGCTGTTTTTTGGAAAGAAGATATCTGCAACGACATGGATATCCATGAAGCTGTAAATGATGCTTGTATTGCCTTGGGGATAAGGGATGACGATTTTTGCCCCTCTCTCCATGACTTAGGACACGTTGTGGAAATTTACCTCAGTTAAAATCCGGCGGTTCGATCGCCCCTCCCCAAATAATCAAAATAACTAACAATTTTCTATGAAACCCACTCAAAACTTAGACCAAAAATTAGACACATCTTTAGTGGAGAGTTGCTGGGATTGCCAACACCAAGACTATAAAGAAGGATGCACCCACCCAGATCAGTCTTTGGTTCTCTCCATTCAGGAAATTGATCTGAAGGGGTTGCAAGCTCGTGACTGTAAGGGACTTCTCCCGATCGTTGAAGAATAATTAAACCCCGGCGGTTCGATCGCCCCTCAACAATTAATCAAAATAACCAAATAAAGATATATGGAAACCCAACTAGAACTACTCAGCAGAATTGCCAACGCATTAGACCGAGCTTATCCCCCCACAGCCAATCTAGGATTTACAGCCCCGCCGGGGAGAAGAAAAATATTTATCAACCAGACGGAGCCAGATGAAAATTATCTCTGGTATTTCTGGGATGGACACTCACAGCAAAAAGTCCCCATCATTGAACAAGCCCTTACCGGAAAGATCGTAGGAATCTCTATGGACGGCTCCCAAGAATTTAAAGGCAGCCAAGTCGAAAAACTACACCTGTCGATCGACGCCGATCAAAAATACAAAATTGTCACGGGCTTAAATACCTTCACAGCTCGGTCGATCGTCCTCAATACTTATTGTGCTTATGTAATGGATTCCCTAGACAACCCCCTCACGATCGCCCTCCGCCGGGGTGAGGGTGCGACATTCTCCACATTCTACCAAAGCGGCGATCGGCTAAATGTGACATGGGATGGAGATGCTGTACTGGGTGATCTCATTCAAGAAATCCAAACAAAGCTGTCATTTTAATAAGTCAGGTACTAAATCAAGGGAGACAAATAATCATGACTGAAACTCAATGGCAATGGCTAAGGGACGCACTTGCTGAAGTCCAAAAGAGGAGAGACGAGCGAGGAGATGACGGTAGTGCTGAGAGCAAAGGAAAGCCCACACGATCGATTAAAACCGCCCCTAATATTCCTTTCTAGATAAAACCCAAACAGGAAATAACCATCATGTACGAAGACCCAGTACAAAAGCTAAACAAAGGACTTGCTGAACTAAAAAAGATGAGTTTATCCCTAGGCACAAACAACACCATGACAAAACAAGATATTTTCACTGTTTGCAAATTCGTCAAAGCAATCTACCCAGAGTTTCCTGCTCAAGTCTTGGAAATTGGCGCAGCCCTCACCACCGAAGGCGAAGAATTGAAAGAGAAAATACAGGAGCTAGAAAACCAGTCCGAGATTTTGATCGTCCGACTGGAATTGATCAACGCTGCCCTAGAATCTCTCAAGTCCTTGAACTCCATCTTCAATCTCGACTATCTCAACTAACCCCAATCCAAAACTAAATCAAAGCTCAACTAATATGAACAATCAATTTTACCTCTGCTACGAACAAAATAAAGAGACCGGATCATACTACGGAATGAATTTGAATGCGATCGAATCATTCTGGCTTAAGAAAAAAACCGAAACCACAGACACCCGGATCACAGTCCACTTCCGGGATCATTCAGTTGAACTCACTGGTGGTAATGCTGACTGGTTATTAAAAGCCATGAATCTGCAAGCCTAAAAATTAGGGGTGACTCGATCGCCCCAAAACTCAACTAAATCAAAACTCATGAGCAAATTATATTATCGAGTCGAATGGGAGCAACTTTCAAATGGGTTTCTTGGACACGGAGACTTTTCTGAAGACAAAGCAAATATTGAGGCGTGGGTTAAATCTCAAAACGAAAAGCACAAAAAGAAGCCACTCTCCGAACGGGTGCATCACTGGGTAGCAACAATTTCTCAGGATAGCTAGTGCGCCATTATTAGCCGGGGTGGTTCGATCGCCCCAAACATCCCAATCATCAAGAATCAAAATAACAAAAATGCAACAAAAAACCAGAACCACAGAACCTTCAGATTCATGGTCAACAAACCTTAGATTCTATGATCTCCTAAATCACAGATTCAACTTCGACCCGTTTGATCCATGTCCTATGGACAACGATCCAGAAAAGTTCAATGGCTTAACAGCCGAATGGGAGGGCGATCGAATATTCGTAAATCCCCCATATTCCCAGAAAGTCAAAGAATCTTTTATCCATCGAGGGTTTCTCGAATCACAGCAAGGCAAGCTGATCGTCATGCTGATTCCTGCCTCCACCAGCACCAGAATATTTCATGAAGTAATTCTGCCCCATGCCGAAATTGAATTTATAAAAGGTCGAATTCCCTTTGAGGGGATCGATCGATCAGGCAACTGGGTTAACGCTTTCCAAGGGATGCACCGACCCCGACTAGCGACACCCCAAAGCCCACGGATAAAGAGGGGCGGACAATTCGATTCCTTACTAGTAATTTTTGGAGGCAAATAATGATAACCCTGCAACAGAAACGATGGCTTAAAGAAGGACTAGGAAAACTCAAGACGGCGATCGAAGCCAACCCCAGAAACTATGGGATGTACAAGCCCGCCGCTCTCGAAATTGCCAAACAGATGATTTCGGATGACAAGGTAATCTTAGCCCCAAAAGTAACTGCTGTTAACACACCTGACCAGCAAGCGGCGATCGTGGCTAATTGGCTAATGATGCAAACGTTCGGGAGGTACTTTTGAAAATTGCAACTCTATTCAGTGGCGGGGGCGGGTTTGATGCCGGGGCAGTAGCAGCCGGACTCACCCCGGTCTTTGCGATCGACAATTGCCCAAAAGCTTCGGCAGCTTATCGAGTTAATTTCGGGAACCATATTGTAGTTGGGGATATCTGCGTTCAGGATTTTGCTGAAGTAACCGCCGACCATTTACACGCCAGCCCCGTGTGCAAAAATTTCTCAACTGCAAAAACCGGAGCGGCTGAATCTGAGTTTGACTTGGGTTGTGCTGCTGCTGTATGTCGGGCGATCGAACAGATCAAGCCCAAAACTTTCTCATTGGAGAATGTCAGGGGATATAAAAACTCAGATTCTTTCTTGATGATTGTGACAACCTTGAAAAGTCTAGGATACAACCCTGCTTTTAGGGTTCTCAATTCAGCAGATTATGGAGTCCCCCAAACTAGGAAAAGATTAATCCTGCTAGGCAAGCTGGGCGATCGACCCCGGTTCCCAGAAACTACTCACCAGAAACCAACCCCACAACAGGGGCTATTCCCAAAGCCTGAATGGATAAGTTGGCACGAGGCGATCGCCGATCTGATTCCTAATCTTAAGGAAACCGATCTGGCTGCCTGGCAAAAATTGAGAGTTGATCAGGATTGCTTGGTTGCTGGGCAGAACAGAACTGGTGAGGGCGATGCTTATTTAGTCGATCGATCAAAACCTAGTTTTACAATCGTGGGCAGTGTCCATAAAGGGTTCCCTAAAATTTGCCTTATCGAAAAAGACGGTGCTAGGAGCGATCGACCCCTAAGAGAAATCCTAAACGATCGTCCAGTGCCAACTATTAAAGCCCTAGGGCAAGATGGGCATTGGGAACAGTGGGTAATTAACTACGGGGTTAAAATTCTCCAAACAAATATAAGCTGCCTAGCCCGTTGGCAATCATTTCCTAGCTGGTATCAATTCCCGATCGCCCGTGATACGGCTTGCTCAATAATTGGCAATTCAGTCCCGCCGCTACTAGCTCAAAGAATCTTAGAGGCAAATTATGACTAACTCTTTAATCTCAGTGACATCCCAACCAGACCTAAACGCTTTAATTTCTGCCACTAAGTTCGGGTTTTTATCCAAAAAGAGGCCCATGTCGATCGAACTACCTACCACCGAAGTCAACTCCATAACCGAAAAACTTGAAGAGAAAGGGATTACCCATCAGATATGGGCGATCGGGCCCAACGGAAGACTTACCTTTGAGGAGACGATCGATCTACGTCCCAAAAGGCATAAGGGTCGGCATTCAGAGACTAACCCGATCAAGTATCGAGCTTTTGGAGAAGAGAAATGCATTAAGCACTGGCTGCAAGATCCCCGGTGTGTACTTTCAGAATCAACGATCCGGCTGCGGGTAACGGCGGGTTGGGATTTTACGGATGCCATCACCAACCGCACTAGAAAATACAAGACTCCACTCATATCCCATCCCTCAGTTCCTAGGTATGCAGCCTTTGGGGTGAGCCGTACATTATCGGAGTGGGCCCGAAGTCCTCTTTCCATAGTAGCCCGATCGACCTTAAGAAATCGGGTCGGGGCTGGGTGGAGTATGGAAAAAGCATTGAGAACTCCATACAGAGTCCCCAAGATAAAAGCGATCGAATCAATCCGGGGTTGATATCTGGATTGTCCCAGAAACTTGGATATCTACCTTTTCTGTTGGCTGATCAGTTATTTCCCATTGGCAAATCTTCAAACCTTCGATCGAATATTCGATCATTCCCTTAGCCCTAAATTTGTCCAAGGCATATTCCCAAGTCTCTGGGGATATGCCTATTTTTTCGCAGATAACAGGATGCTTGAGGCTGATTATCCCTTGTGGTTCGCATTGACTAGCCAAGCACAAAGTCTTTAACCAGATGAGCTGCTCGGAATCACTCATTGCGCCAGTGATCGGGTTGTCAATAAATTCTCTATATAATTGTGACCAGTCCATAGGGATTTTTAGGGAGCCAAAAACACTTAATATCTTTGTTTCAATCTTCTCTTTTTCGCAGGGGATTTACAAGTCGCACCCCTCGATTTTCTGATCTTGATCAAGCGGAAAACCCCCCATATTCTAGCTAGGCTTCTTTCATGCCTACCTTTGCTACTTTAGGGACGATCGAATTCCAGTTACTCACATCCCCAACCTCGATGACATTGGGTGCGGAATACAACTACGCAGAACACGCTACGATTTTGGGGAAGCCCACACTGCAAAAAGTTGGTGAGAAATTACGATCGCTCACCCTAGATTTTAACTTTCATGTTTCTTGGTGCGACCCCCAAGAACAATATGAATCACTCACCACCGCAGCAGATTCAGACGAGCCGCTGCCCTTAGTTATTGGGGAAAAGTTTCTAGATAATTGGGTGATTCTATCGATCGATCAAACCGTGACTAAATTTCTTCCAGATGCTAGTTTAATGGCGATCAAGGTATCGGTCAATCTCAAAGAATATGCCGGGACTGAAACCACAGAGAGCGCCCCGACCTCTGGCTTTATCCAAAATTCAGGAGCGACCGTGGAATGAGATTTATTGAGCATCTAACTATAGAGGGCGATCGATGGGATAGTTTAGCCTTTACTTACTACGGGAACCCCTATGGATACGTCCCCATTGTGGAAGCAAATCCGGTTTTCTTGGGGCAGCTAAATATCCCCAGTGGACAAATTCTGAGAATCCCCATCATCCCCATCATCCCCCAGAAACCAACAAATCTACCACCGTGGCGCCGATGATTAGAATCCCCCAGATATCCGTTTCGTATGAAGGCAATGACATCACAGCCGATATTAGTCCCCATCTAATTAGTTTCACATATACCGATGTCCTCACAGATCGATCGCCAGATATCTCCTTAGAGCTAGAAGATAGCCAAGGGAATTGGCTACAGGATTGGTATCCCAAAAAGGGAGCCGTGCTGAAAGCTAGTATTTTTTATGTAGGGGAACCGCCGCTAGATTGTGGACTATTTGAATTAGACCAGTTTGAATTTTCATTCCCCCCCTCGACTATTAGCCTTGGTGCGTTGGCAACATTCATCACCTTATCCCTGAGAGAGAAACGATCGGAAGCGTACGAGGAACAATCTCTAAAGGCGATCGCCGAAACCGTTGCATCCAGAAACGGGCTAACCCTCACAGGGGAAATCGAAGATATTACGATCAAACGAACCACGCAGGACAACCAAACAGATCTAGAATTTCTGGTCAGAATTTCCAAGGAATATAATTATTTAGTCAAGATTGAAAACGGGCAGTTAATTTTCAATACTCAAGAGGCGATCGAAAAACTACCCCCGGCTTTTATTCTCAGTTCCCAAGAAATTAAAACGCTTCGGCTCACAGATAAACGGGAGGGGATTTATAAATCTTGCGAAATTTCTTACCAGCTAGGGACTGAGAAAGAGGAGATAAAATTCACAGTTGACGATCCTTTTATTACCGATGGGGATGTCCTGAAGATTACCGAGAAAGTAGAGAACCAAGAGCAAGCAGTAGAAAAAGCTACCGCCGCTCTAAAAAAAGCCAACTCTACCCAAATCGAGGGATCACTGACCACCGAGGGGATTAATAATTTCTTGGCTGGCACTACTTTCGATCTCGATGGTTTCGGGGTGTTTGCAGGAAAATATGTGGCCATGGAGATAGCCCAAACTTTAACCAAGAACGGGGGATGGGAATCTAAAGCTACGATCAGGAAAATCAATCCAGAAACCGCCACGATCGCCGGGCGGGAATCGACACCAACGGAGACTGAAGATGCAACAGAAACCTAAATCTAAACCTAGCGGCGGTAAATGGAAGTATGGAATTGTCACGGAAATAGACCCGGATAAAATGATGGTGCGCTGCCAGTTGCCAGACATGGGTAACATCATTACCCCGTGGCTTTTGCTGATTGTCTCCAACTCCCTAAAAAATAAAGATTATTATTTACCAGATATTGGTGAGCAGCTTGCAATCTTGCTTGATGAAAATTCAGAAATGGGATGTGCGATCGGTGCGGTTTATTCCACAAAAGACACCCCGGCGATCAGCAACCTAAATAAGCGGCGGGTCGATTTTGATGATGGGACTTCGATCGAATACGATCGGGAAACCCATGTTTTGGAGATAAAAGTAGAAGGCGATATCACGATCGAAGCAACCGGGACGATCACCCTCAAGGCTCCTCGAATTGATCTAAACCCTTGATTCAGACAACTCAAGCAAAGTCCAACGATTCCGATCCCATCTTAGCCACGGGACGCATGGCTTGTAATCTTCATCGTCTTGTCTTTTTATGAACTCAGAGTTGATTAAAAAATCAACGAGCGGCTCATCCACACAATCGTTCTCAAGCACTGTGTCCAAGTGGCTGAGAAGTTTTGAACACGATAGGCAGAGTTTTTCGCTAAATGGCTTTTTCTCAAATATCCAAAACGAATGAATATAATTTTCGCCGATATGGATGGGATTGCTGCACTCCCTACACGTATGTTGCTTTCTGGCTTTTTGCGTTTTCTGTTGATAGAAGTCTGCGTAATCACACATTTTTATACTCCTCTTTTCCGTGTTATCATGTTAGTTTACCAACATAGAAGAACCAATGCAATGCCATTTGAAGAAAACAATAAACTAGGCTTTACTAGTGACCAGCCGCTCGACTCCATAGCTATCTCCCTGAAGGGACGGGTCGGGCAAAGAGAAGCCCTTAAAAACATCCCCAACTGGCAAGCCCGTATTAGGGACTTGGTTGATCAGTTGATTCGATCGAACCCATAAACAAACTCAAAGGCATAAAAAATGAATCCTCTTTTATTCAAAGGTTGGAAAGGTGAGCCAGTGGTCAAACTCCAAAAGGAGCTAGTTAAATTAAATTTGCTGCATAGCACCGAAGTTGATGGTTTTTTTGAGGGGATAACCGAAGCAGCCGTTAAACAATTTCAGACCTCAATGGGCTTATCTGTAGATGGGATAGTTGGGAACCAGACATGGGATAAATTGATAAAGACTCAAAGTTTGGGGATTCCCTCTCAGCCTTCAAAAGTCTCGACAATCTGGACTCTAGAAAATATTGAGCTGGGCGCTTCGATTATTATTGGTGGAAATTTTACTTGGGCAGAGGCAACTAGGGGAGGTACGAGACGACCCCCGGATCAGCAAACCTTAGAGGGGATTGTGAGGATCGCTACTTTAGCCCAAAGAGCTAGAGATTTAATCGGTCGACCATTCACGGTTACAAGTTGGTATCGAGACCCCAAATCAAATGCCAACGCCGGGGGGGTATCAAATAGCCGACATCTTAATGGGGATGCGATCGATTTCTATTGCAATGGATTGACCGGGTTGCAGATATACGAGTTACTTGATCCTTGGTGGCTTGGGGGACTAGGAAAATATCAGAGATTCCCAGACCTTTGCCATATCGATGCAAGGGGATACCGGGCTAGATGGACAAATTAGGCGATCGGACGAGGTTAATAAATTATGCTGAGTTCCCTAAAAATTAAAGATTTTCGTTGCTTCCAAAACTTTGAGCTGCAAAATCTTGGCAGAATTAACTTGATTGTAGGCAAAAACAATAGTGGCAAAACATCGATCCTAGAATTTATCCGCCTCCAGACTTCTCAAGAAAATAAAATTTTGTTAGTTGATGAAATTGATAAAGGGCTACATTTTACTGTCATGCCTGAGATGTGGAGACTAATCTGGGAAACCTCGAAGCGCCTAAATATTCAAGTTTTTGCGACAACCCACAGTGATGATTGCTGGAAGGGGTTAGCTTCGATCGCCAGTCTTGAGAACCCTAGTGAAGATGGGATTATGATTCATCGGATCGAAAAAGGCAAGTCGCACAGTATCGCTTTTACTGAAAGGCAAATTGCGATCGCAGTGGAAAGAGATATTGAGGTTCGTTAAAGAACAACCAGCAAATCATCTATACCTTAAGATAATTTAATACCCTCTCTTTTTAACCATTTTAGGGCTTTTTAGCCTTTGCCGTTAGTACTGCATTACTAAGACGGGAGATCAAGAAAGAGCCAAAAACAAGCAAAACCGCCTAATCTCCTCATCCTTAAGGTATAGAGGCTCTACTCTCTAGTTGCATCCCATTTTCTGATCTTGATCAAGCGGAAAACCCCCGCCGCTCTAAGTAGCCTTGAGATTATTGAGGATTTTATTATGCCCGGTGTTGTGCGACTTACCGACATTTGCAGTGGACACGGCTGCTGGCCCTCAAGGGCAAATTCGTCTGCCTCTCCAGATGTTTTTGTAAATAATTTAGGCGCTCACAGAGTTGGGGATAGTTGGGCAGCCCATACTTGCATCGAGATTCCAGAAACTCATGCAAGCAGTCAAGCCACTGGCAGCCCTACGGTTTTTGTAAATGGGATGGCGTTAGCAAGAATTGGGGATTCGATCGCCTGTGGAAGTTCTAACGCCACGGGCAGCGGAGATGTTTATGCCGACTGATTTAGAAGTTTTGGATTCTTGGTGGAGTGAAAAACTGCAAAAACAGTCGGGAATTTTGCCCTTATGGTGGTCGCAAAAAGTGGGATCGATCGGTGAGATTGTGATCGATGAAAATGATATTCACCAAGCAATCAGAATAATTTTGCTTACACGCAGACGGCAGGATATCCACCGCCCAGAATTTGCCTCTAATTTATCCGACTATCTAGACTATCCCATCCCATCCGCCCGACCCCATGTAATTAGAGAAAGCTACCAAGCGATCGGCAGATGGGAGCCAAGAGTCGTTTTAGATAATATCCTTGTCAGCTATCCAGAAATATCTCAATTAACAATGACGGCAGAGTGGCGCTTAAAAAATAATCTTAAATTTTCAGCTCGAACCAATATAAATTTCTAATTAAAATACATGACCACCACCTTACCCCGCCCTTTTTTCATTGCCACGGATCCCAAGGTGATTGAAACCCGACTAGAAAGCCTGTGGGAACAAATTACCGGAAAACCATTGCTACCGGGGCAGCCAGAAAAACTATTTATAAATGTTTTAGCCTACGTGCTAACGCTGCATAAGGTCGAGGTGCAATCAGTTGGAGAGCAAAATCTGGTGAACTATTCCACAGACTCACGATTAGATCATCTAGGGGTGAGGTTGGGTGTTTCTCGATTACCCGCCGCTTTTGCTCGCACCACTTTACGATTCAATCTAACTAACGTCCTTGGTTTCGATCTCCTAATTCCTTCAGGCACTAGGGCAGGAATTGACGGCTCCCCTATCGAGTTTGCCACGATCGCCGATCTAGTCATCCCGGCGGGGCTATTATTTGGGACGGCGATCGCTGAATCAAAAGTTTCAGGACTAGCAGGAAATAATTTTGCGATCGCCCAAATCAATAAAATTCCTGCCACGATCGCCTTTGTCCAAACCGTGACCAATTTAAGTATTTCTAGCGGCGGTGCTGATATCGAAAATGACGATCGACTAAGAACCAGAATCAAACTAGCTCCTAATTCTTTCTCGGTTGCAGGGCCGATCGGTGCTTATCGATTTCACGCCATGACCGCCGATCCTTCAATTATCGATGTCTCTGTCAGCTCACCCGCTTTCAATGGCAAGGTATTTATTTATGTCCTCACAGCCACGGGTATTCCCAGTAACGAAACCTTGCAGAAAGTTTTCGAGGCTCTGAATAACAAACTCATCCGACCCCTCACAGATGATGTATCAGTCCTAGCCCCGACCCCGGCAAATTTTGTTATCAATGCCGAAATCACATTTTTAGCTGGGGCGGACGCGGCAAGTCTCGAACCATTAATAAATCTGGCAGCCCAAAAATTTGTTCAAGTTTTACGATCGAACCTAGGGCAAGATATCGTCCCCAGTCAGATCGTAGCAACCCTATCCCTGCCCGGCGTGTACTCCGTGCTTTTGAATGATCCGGGCTATCAGCTTCTCGATAATTCTCAATGGGCAAATTGTACTGCCATAACTATCAATCTCATCGGAGTCCAGAATGGTTAATTTTCCGCTCCCCCCGGCTATTAATGATGAGAGATTTAGAGCCTTTCTGCAATCGATTCTAGGTGAGCTAGCGGCGATCGACCTTGGCATTCTAGAAGTCTGGGATTTTGATAATGTGCATAGTTCTGTTTTACCCCATCTAGCAGAGGAGCTAAATGTGATGGGTTACAGGGGTTGGCTCTTGGCTGATTCTGAATCCCAAAAAAGAGAACTATTAAAGCTGGCGATCGAACTACACAAGCACGCCGGGACTCCCTACTCCATCGAACGATCGCTTCGGGCTGTAGGATTTCTAGCGGCGGTGGTCATCGAGAACCCAGTTAGGGTTTTTAGATATGATGGGCTATTTAATTACGATGGTTCGATCGTGGCGATCGGGTTAAATAATTACCTGTTCTATGATGGGCAGGGTTTAGTTGATTCGGTCTTTGATTATGATGGGACGTTTAATTATGATGGTTCCCAAACCTATGGAGAAAATCAATATGGATTCCTGTATAACGGACGATTTAATTATGATGGTTTAGCTTCTGGCAGCCGCTTGCCATACTCTTTCGAGGTTGATCTAAATATCGGAGACAAGCAATTAACGGCTGCAAACATAGATTTAATCTCAAAACTTATCGAGGAGTGGAAAAACGCACGATCGCATCTACTAGACATTTTCTTTAACACCACCCCCGCCGCCAACATAAATATTTCCGATGTGTTGGAATTATCTCTAACCGATAATCTTCTATACGACCCTATGGCAGCAAATATCTACGATGGGCGGTTTTTTTATAATGGCGCAGAAATTTACAATTCCCGTCCGTTCGTAAAGTATGACGGCAGATTTTTCTATGACGGATTTATCTCAGATGCGATCGAAACCCTGTAGATTTTCTGATCTTGATCAAGCGGAAAAACCCCGCCGCTCTAAGTAGCCTTAAAATTATTGAGGTTTTTTAATGGATCTGCCGCAGTCGATCGGGATTTTAGGAGTTTTCAATCTGGATATTTATCAAGGTAATTCCCTAATCTTTAGAGAAGTTAGTCAAAATCTGGTAGTTAATTCTGGACTAAATACGATCGCCGATCTACTGCGGGGGATAACTTTTGAGCGGTCGATCGCCATGATCGGATTTGGGACTAATGGCGATCCGACTTTGCCAACCACCACCTCCCTTACTAATCCCTTTCTGAAATTGCCAGCGTCGATCGCTCAAGAAGGCATCGGTCGGTTAGAGATTAATTGGGAACTAGGGTCGGGGGAGGCGATCGGGAAAGACATCCGGGAATTTGGGCTGATGACTGAGAACGGATTACTTTTTGCAAGGAAAACTAGAGACATCCTGCAAAAAACAGCCGCTCTCACACTCAGGGGGACTTGGATCATTCAGTTAACGGCGGTGGTTTGATTATTTTGTTTTAACTAACTTTTAGGATTTTATATGGCAAATCTCATTGAAACCAGCACATTCCCGGTAGGTATTTATCAACTTGAAAGAGGCGATGGAGTTGATGCCGGGGTCGGCGGATCAGGAATTGCTAATTTGCAACCTACCCAACTTGCAGCCCGGACTAGATTCTTAAAAGATGTTCTGGATGCTGCCGGGCTTGACCTGACAAATACCAGTTTTAGAGTTCCCAATTTAACGATCGCATCCCTACCCCCCGCAGTTGCTAATGTAAGGAAAATTTTCTTTGCTACGAATGCCAACGCCGGGGCTGGTTCTTTAGTCATCTCGGACGGTACAAACTGGATAGATGTCAGAACGGGTTTAACTGTCAGCACTACCGCTACATCGATCACCACCGGGGCTACAACCACCACATCAGGAACCGTGATTCTTGCCACAAATGGGGAGGCGATCGCCGGGACTGATTCAAATAAAGCGATCACTTCATCTGCTCTCCAAGCCAAAATAAACGCTATCCCCTCGCTAGGCGCTGCAACCACCAGCACGGCGGGAACCGTGATTCTAGCCACTAATGCCGAAGCTCTAACCGGGACTAATGCAACTAAATCAATTACCCCGGCTGCTCTACAAGCAAAAGTCGATACAGTCACCAGCCCCCCCGCTACGGATACGGTTCCGGGAATTATCCAGATTGCAACTCAAGTCGAAACCAGAGCGTTAACGATCTCCAACAAAGCAATCTCACCAAATGCACTGGCGGGTATATTACCTTCGATCGCATCAGCAGGGGGACAATTTGCCAGAGTAAATCCAGCCGGGACATCTTTCTCTTACACCCTCGAAGATACCTCCCGTTTAGTTGTTGTAATCGGGGGGACTTTTAACGCACTGCCAAATCGTTACCATTTCTTTACCTCAGGTTGCACTGTAACCTTGCCTGTAACCCCCCCAGAAGGAACCTATGTCGCATTCTTTAATGCCCAAACATCTGGGACTATTACCATTTCGGCTACGGGAACCGATGCGCATAATGCTACCCTAGGTCAAAATCTCAGAGGCAACCTAATCTATTCAGCAGGTAACTGGCGAAACGTAGGATTCTCCGCCGGGAGTTTTGTAGTTTCCGGGAATGCGGTTTTTGCCTACACCGGATCAAATCAAAGCTGGGTAGTACCGGGGGGAGTTACTGCCGCTACTGCCTTGCTCTGGGCTGGTGGTGGTGGTGGTGGCGGTACTGGTGGTACTACTGGAGGCGGTGGTTCTGGATTTGTTCAAGTCACTTTTACCACTACCCCCGGCGAAACTTTAACGATGATCGTAGGGCAAGGCGGACAATCTTGGACAGATAGCAACACCGGGGATAGTGCTAACGCTTTTGGTGGCGGGGGGTTCGCAAATAGAAGGGCTGGCGGTAATTCTGGAGCGGGGGGCGGAAGATCGGCGATCCGGCGATCTGATACAGAGTTGTTTACTGCTGGCGCAGGTGGTGGTGGTAGTCCGGCTGGTGTAGAGCAGAGGGGTGGTTTCGGTGGTGGTACTGTTGGGGGTAGTGGTAATTTTGGTACTATTCCTGCCGGGGGCGGGACTCAATCTGTGGGCGGCGTGGCATCAAACAACTTTGGCGGTAATGCTACGCCGGGGTCGCTTCATGTCGGCGGTAACGCTTCAACTACTGGAACTGGTTTTGGTGCTACTGGTGGCTGTGGCGGTGGCGGGGGCTATTTTGGGGGAGGAGGCTCCGACTTATATGCAGCCGGGGGCGGATCATCCTTCACGGGAACGGGAACCACAAACCCCGTTACCATCGCTGGGACTCAATCCGTAGCTGCCAACAACACACATCCTAGTTATGTTGCAGGAATTGGCAATGGCGGGCCCGGTGGCAATAACACCCCCGGCGGGAATGGCAGAATAGTACTTACTTGGGGCTAATAATTAATGTTAGATTTTATTTTTTATCGAATGTCGGACGGTGAACACTCTGGTTCCTTAGCTCTAAATTCCCTCTGGGAAGATGCCCCAGAAAATCCAACGGATGAAGAACTAGCTACTCAGGGGATTAAAAAGATCGATATCCCCCCCGATCGAATAGGGCAGTCAATTCAGAAATTTAATATTATTGATGGAGAGCCGATCGCCATTTTCGACCCCCCGCCATATTGGAATGAACTGATAGGGGCGATCGCATCCCATCCCCTTTACCAACGGGCTAACATCCTGAGAGAAACCGATCAGGCTGTCAATGCTTGCATGAGTCGGATCACTAGCGATGTCTTTGCCCTGAATAGAAATACTGGCAATTTGAACTGGGCTTTCCAACGATTGAGATTAGCTCTATCAGCAGCTAACGAACCAATTACAGAGAGTGAGCAAAACGATATTGATGCGATCGTCATCACTCACGGGTTCCCGGCTGATGTCCTCAAAGCCCCGATCGACCCCCCGTAATTTCGCTAGACTTGAATCATTACTCGGCGATCGAATCACAGCGATCGCTAGCCAAAACGAACCGCCCCCAGATTTGTCATCCGGGGGTTTTTTTATTCGTTTGGTAGTGGTGGTGATTTTTCTAGATCATCTACAAATTCCCAGTTCCCACCATCTTCAGTTTTCCCTGCTTTATTATTCAAGATTTCATATCTCAGTTCGTCAGAAGTTAGTCCCCTCTTTTTTGCTAGATAGGCAAGCCGCTCTAAAATCCGACCCTCCCTTTCCTGAATTTTTGCACATAACAAACTACCAGCTTGAGCCGATCGAGTCCGTCCGTTAATCCAAGAATCGAGCCTAATTAGGTCTGCATAATATTCTCCTACCCATACCTGTAATTTTTCTGGTTTTGATTCCATAGCAATCCGTTTTAGTTTTGTTATTTCCTTGATCTTAATCTATTGAATATCTCAAAAGATTCTGGACTACTTCAAGTTAGCAAGTTTTAGGGGGTGAAACCTGAGATTTTGAATAGAATCTAATAGATTGACATAAGAATCTATTTAGAATATATTTAGGGCATGGCATAAAGAAACCACAAAGCAACCACAAAGCAACCATAAACCAACCAAATAGACCAGCCGGGAAAATCTGCAATTTATTAGCCAAAAACCTCAGACCCATAGAACCTGCAAGAGTTTTAGCCAGTGAGCCAAGAAAAATCCCAAAAATCGCAAGGTTGCATCATGGTTTATTTAAGCCAAAAAAGAACCACAAACGGGCTGTTCCCCCTAAGTGGTTCTAAATCAAAAACTCATCTACATTTTACAACCCATGAATAACAGTAATTTCGTTAAAGCCGTCTCATTCGATGGGGGTAACGGCTGGATCAAAATCTGCCGTGGCTCCCAAACTAGAAAACTTCGCTCTTGCATCTTTGAGCTGCCGACCTATCAGGACGCGCCAGAAAACCTAAAACCCGACTCTATCTTTTTGGAGTATGACGATCGCCGGATCATCGTTGGGGAATTAGCCCTAGCCATGGGCGGGGTTCCTACCTACCAGATTCAAAAGTCTGAAGTGACCGAGATTCTACTCATGGCTTCGATCGAACCTACCCAAGGCTCTAAGCTGCCAACAGAAATCGATAAGTTAAAACTTTGCACACCTGACAAGAGAGAAGCCCAAACCGTTAGTAATCTCAAATCATTAGTTGGGACTAGAAGCTATGCCAGAAATGGGATTGACATGACTTTGAAAGTCAATTCTGTAATCCTAATTGAGGAGGGATTGGCAGCGTTTAAGTACGCAAAAAATCAGAGCTTATTCCAGTATCCAGATAAATTAAATGCGATCGCAGACTTCGGGGCGGGTGACACATCCCTGAAATTATTCACGGCTGAAGGAGAGAACCTTAGAAATGCCCAAATCAGGCTAGAAGGCTTATATGGTCTAGCTAAGTCGATCGCATCCTATCTGCTACCCAAGCTAGAAAAATCCCCTGACTTGGTGCTAATCATGGACGGGATATCTAATCAGACTTATCGCTACGGAGCCACTAACGAAACCTTCAAAGATGAGTTTGATATTTGCCACCAGCAATGGCTTGGCAGTCTCAAGTCAAAGATCAAGGAATCTTGGGGACAACATTTTCCACAACTAGGGGAAATCCTCTTAGTGGGCGGGGCTGCCAGTCTAGCTATGAAGTTAGCATCTTCCCCTAATTCCCGGTTTAAGTTGGCTAAGAATCATCAGTATATCAATGCTTTGGGAATGACTCTGGAGGCGTAATGACAAATAAAATCACCCCATATCGATTAATCCTCAAGGAGAGCGATCGGGAATTGCTCAAACAATTACAGACAGATTCAGGGATTAGCCAAGGAGAACTGATCACGATCCTGTTAAGAAAGTACGGAGCTATTTTCCTGAATTGGTTAAATTCCCACAGTCTGGAAGATGTCGGAAATTCCCCACTTATCGATCGCCCAATCCAACCCGCACCCGCACCCATTGAATCTCCAGAGTTTGCAGCCTTTGAACTCTAATCAATCCCCAAATTAACCCAGACAATCGAGGATTAAGAAAATGCCCAATACACCCGAAGCCAAATATAAAAGCGGTCAGCAAGTAACCTATCAGGGGATTATGTTTTCGATCGACGATGCCTATTATAAATATCCGAGTAAGGCTAAGTCCCCCGGATGGTATTACGACCTAAATCACTTTGACTGCAAGCAGATTGCAGAATCTAAATTAACCCCAATCGGAGGACTAAAATAATGCCAGAAGTTAAGTATTGCAGAGGGGCGATCGTGATATATAAAGATTCCCCATTAACCGTGATGGATAGCCAGTGGAGAAATTACGGAATCCCCGGCTGGTTCTATGATCTAAGCTCCCCCCAGTTAGCTTTCCAAGTAGACGGGATATCGGAAAATCAATTAAGCCCCGCTAACTAATCAGCAAAACTAAATCCCCTCTATTCCTATTCCCCAAAGGTTTAGAGGGCTTTTTTTACCAAAAACATGAATTATGCAATTCCCGCCGCTTGTCTCGCACTCTCTCTTTTTGCCACTTTGATCGGCTCAATCCTCTCTGTGGATGCGATCGCCAAGATACCACCACCACCCCCAAAGGTAGAGCAACCAAAAACCCCCCAAGAGTTTTCTAGCTTGATTTCTAGAGATGGTAAGCGATGGGGAATTATCAAACTCTGGGGCTATAAATACAACCCCCAAATCCCCCCAAATACCGACCTAAGAATAGTCCTTAGTAATCTAAATTCCCAAGATTTCTTACTACTGGAATCAGACGAGAACTCACCAGTCTGGGGCTATTACTTAAGCGTGAGAACGGGCTTAATCCCCCAACCTGTAACCGATGCACTAGTTAACAATTATCAAGAAATATTTAACCCTGAGGAGTTCAATCAATGAGAGATGTCACTGAACAGACCACGGTAAGCACCCCAAGAGCCAAGGCAAGCACCTCAAGAGCAAAGGTAAAAACTCATCTAAATGCTGGTAAGATTGCAGACTTTATTTTCTTTATTCCAGTAACGATTTTTAGTTTTGTAGGACATCTTTGCTGGTCATTTATTGCAAACGGGAAAGTAATTTGTGGCGGGTTCTTGATGTGCTATGCCTTCTATTTATCCACTGAGAACTATTTCAAACTGCTATCTCGAAGCAGCCTGACGAGGGGATTAGAGGCAAGTTTGGGTAACTTTTGGGTTGGGGTAACTGTCTTAACTGCAATTCTTTTAGGAGCCACGATCGAATATATCCAGACCGAGGGACATCGAGAGTTTCAAAAAGCCAGAAAGAAAGCCAAGATTTCAGGGGAAAGAGCCGCGAATAATTCAATTATTGTTGCTGGTTTAATTGCAACTATCTGCGAGTTTGTTGGATTCGTTTTCCTTGCTTGGCTTGAGGGAATCACCCCCATCAAAGTTATCCAGTTATTGATAGCCCTATGGGGATTTAGATTTGGCTTGGATATGTTTGCAAGTTTCCAAGAAGATAAACTCAGAAATTCTAACCCAGTCACTTTTGAGGATATCAAAGATATTCCCCAACCCGAAGCGCCAGTAGGAGGGCAAAAATATGATTGTTGATTATGAAGGATACCAAGATTACACCCCCGCCATACCTCTAACTAAGACAGAGAAATTGCTGGATAAGATCGATCGAATGGCAACGGTTTACGAGTCGGGCAACAACTGGAAGATTAGCTCTGGACTGCTTGCCACGCCCGGACTAGCGGGGTTAATCCTTGGGGGTAGTTTAGGGCTTAATCCCTTAATCGGTTTTGCTTTCCTGTGTGGGGTTTCAGGTTCGATCGCCGCTTGGATTTCTTACGCATATGCTGAATCGAGCGAAGTAAAAGCCCTCCCTAAATTTGGATTGTTCACGGGCGATCATGATTTGTTGCCACAATTAAGCGGACTAGAACAAACTCACTACCTAGCCCTAAACCGCTTTGGTGTGGACTTTGTTCAGTCGATCGAAGCCTACGGCTGGCTGCCTCAACTGCTGACAGCTATTAAGGATATCGATTTATCTAGAATCCCTGATGACCAGCAGGATCGATATCATCATCGATCGATGCAAAAGATACGAGAAGTTTACACTCTACCCGCCGCGCCTGAAACACAGCATAGCACTCCTACCAGAACCCCCCAAGCTCAAACACCAAGGGGATTAAGCCCTGAGACTGTAGAAGTTTCTGGGGGGTCGATCGTCCTACCACCAGTCAGAGATTTAGCTGAAAATATTGCATCTGGGGAAACGCATTGCTGTATCGTTGCCAAGCCACGATCGGGTAAATCTACCCTCCTGCTAGAAATTATTAAGGCAAGTTCTACCAGCAAGATTTATCTAATCGATGCAAAGGGTGATGATCTGCGATTGCGATCGACCGCCGCTACTTTCCTGCTGTGTAATGAATCTGGCAAAGTCCCACCGGTGATGAATCTATTTAGGGAGATTGAATCAGAATTAATTGCCAGACAGTCAGGGGCAGAAAAATATCCTGTCACCTTAATTGTCGATGAGATTAATATGTTGCGGTTTGCGATCAATGCCCATGATTCTAAGGAGCTTGAGAGATTTACCGAGATTTTAATTAGGCTCCTCTGGCAAGGGTTAAGCGCCGGGGTAAAGGTTGTTTTCTCGTCCCATAGTTCGAGATGCAAAACCCTTGGAATTGATACGGCTATGCTAGATGCTTTATCTTTTGTGTCCTTGGGCCGAAACCGTAAATATGAATCTCTGGAAGATTTATTAGAGCATCAAATCTCTGGTAGAAAGTCTAGGAAACTTCAAGAGTATTTGGATTCGATCGCCGCTACTCCTATTCAAGAAACCCTAGCTCTAAGCACTCTTGAGGGGGTAGATTTTTACCGATTGCCTATGGTCAATGATTCGCCCTTGCCACAATCACAGCCACGGGATAGCCGGGAATTGTTAGAGGTCTGTTTGGATCGATCGACCGCACCACCAGCAGAAACTAGACAGCCTACCACCAGCACCAATGTTTCTAAAATTGATTCCCTTGATGATCCTACCCTCGAAGATTTACTGCAAAAAGTTCTAGCTTATGCCAAGCGTAAGGAGAGAATTAAGCCCTCAGAAATCACGGCGGGGTTAAGGAGTTGTCGAGGATATTCTGCTCAAGAGATATTGCAATTGTTTAATTATTTAGAGGAGTCCGGGGATGGTTTTGTCAGGGGCGGGGAATTTACCCCAAATTAGGTGTCAAGCGGGTTGTCAAACGACCTGACAAGGGTTTCAGCCCCGCTTGACACTCGCTTGACACCGCTTGACACTCGCTTGACACTCGCTTGACAGTCCTTGACACCTCGCTTGACACCGCTTGACACCGCTTGACATGGCTTGACAAATCGCTTGACAGGCAAAATTAAAGCCCTTCTAGTTAATCCTAGATGGGCTTTTTGTAGAGAGAAGTTTGGGGATTATGCGATCGACCACCCCCGGTTATTCCTGATTATCTTCAGTGCGATCGACATTCCCCAAATTCCCAACGTGTAGGCAATCAGTTCAACCTTGGGCTGGAGAAGGACGGCGGTGTAGATAGTAAATCTTAGGGCAGCCAGTAGTGCGGTTTTGATGTGTGGAGTAGAGAACCGGATTAGGCTACGGATGACTGCGATCGTCCAGATTATGGCAATCTCTAATCCCTTAGCAATTTCTCGAACCTCGGTTAGTGCGGGGTGTTCTGGGGCAATAAAAGCCGGGGTAACTTCTGGGGATGGGATTTCTACACTAGGGGTAGTATCGTAATTGGTTGCGGTACTAGGGGCAGTAGGCTCGACTATTACATCTGGGTCGGCTTCGATAACTTCGGGGGCGGTAGGTTCGATCGATGCTTTTGCAATCTCAGAGGCATTCCTTATCCAGATTTCTGCAAGGGCAGCTCTCAAAACTTCTTTCTTGGAATTGAGGGCTGGGATTGTGTGACCTTGATCTTGAAGTTTTTTGAGTGCGGTCTTGATTCCTCGATAATTCATGATTTTAGATTCCTGTTATTTTGGTTGTTTGTTTTTGCTCTATGTTTCTATTATGTTTCATGTGTACATGACTTGCATCTATCTAAGGTGATATCTTTGATCTCCTTTTTTGATTGTTTAGAGCGGCGATCAAACCAACTGCATGATGTTCGATCGCCTATAAGTTAAATCTCGAAAATGGTTTTTTTGACTCTAGTTTTAACTATCTTTGCTTGTCTGGTACACTCCTCTTTTGCCTTGGTAGCGCTTTCTAGACAGTTGCCCGTGTATCTGGAGTTCCAGAAGTTTTGGGCTTCGTTTAGCTCTAAAGTGAAATAGTAGTCCGTTGTTTTCCTTGCCATAATTTTGCTCTTTTGTTTTTGCTCTATGTATCTATTATGCCTCATGTACACATGATTAGCATCTATCCAAGGTGATATCTTTTATTATTGGTGCTGTGGTCGATCGTGCTAATCTGTTGGTGCGGGGTTAGGCTGTATCTTTCCGGGATTTGCCTAACCCTTGCCCTGTTTAAAACGTGTCTCTACAGAGTTGAATGAAGACCGAGGTAGCTAGTTTTTGAATGGTTTCTTCACTCAGATCAGGTAGTTGGGTTTTTGTTGCTCGGTAGCAATCTGCGATCTTTGCAGCCAGATTTTCGATATGTCGATCGTAAGCCCCGCCGCTTGTTTCTGTTTCTGTTTCTATCGGAGCGGCGATCGCTACAGGCTTGATTAGAGTAGCAAGTGGGGAATAAGGAGATTCAGGGACGTAGGCTTGATTATCTTCATACCCAGAACTGAGTTGAGTTACTGGGGCATTTTCTACCCATCTCTCTTTGCCCTTCGAGTCCACAGTGCAAGTGATTCGATCGCCCATCTTGAGCGCCAAGGCTCCTTCATGGTTGGCTCCTAACCAGATTGCAAAAGCAGATTTCATATTTCCACTTGCCTCGATTATTGTGCAATCTCTGTGATCCTTGGTGGTGACTGTTTTAACTTTTTTGACGATTGCGATAAATTGAATGGTCATTGATTTGTCTCCTTGTGTTTCTCTCTATGTTTCTATTGTATCTCATGTACACATGATTGCTATCTATCTAAGGTGATATCTTTTTTATTGGTGGTTCTGGGCGATCGATAACCCCCTAAAAAATAGCCTAATGCATAATTAAATTTTATATGTACACATTCAAGTACACGTGTTATAATTGAGTGCGTAACAAGAAAATAAAACTATGCCCAAGAAAAACCACAGAAAAGTTACACCACCCTGTCCATTCCCAAGCGATGGTAAGGGATTGATTTTTAATGATCAGCCGATCGGGGTTCGATTCCCCCCCGCTATCTCGAATTATCTAAGGCAGAGAACAGATGCCAAAGGTAAAAAAGATACCCAAGACTTTGTCCGGGCCGCCGTGGCAGAAAAATTGGAGAGAGATGGGATAAATATAGAGGCTTCGATCGAACCCACGCAGATTAATAATTAATAGGAGGTAATCATGAAACTCGCTTTATTCATTGTGGGATTGGTGGAAAAACTAGTCACTCCACCGGAAAGAATGAGAGATAAAAAAACAATAGCCAAAGCTCTTGAAATTCTAACCTACGGAACAAATCTTCAATGCTCAAACTACTTAAACAGCAGGAACCTAGGCTGGGACTTTTACACAGAAAACCCAGAGTTTGCCCTTGCTGCTGGACTCGCCTTTGCCGACTCTGGATACATTGACCTAGGCGATGCTTTAGTCGATCTCGGATTCAAATGCGGGAAATTCCGTGCGTCCGAAATTGACCAAGCAAGAAAAACTCTAGAAGAAATCAATCGCAGGGCAGGGAGAATTTAACCATGAAATATTTAATCGGAGCCGTCCTTGGTGCGTTGATTGTTCAATTATGGATAGTATTCCCGATCGGAGCCAAACCAGTCCCAGAGAACCCGCCCAGCCCTGAGAGAGGATCGGAGCGCGATCGATAAACTAATTAAATTCAAATCAAAAACTATGAAAAACTCAACCACGCCGGACTGTCTAAACTGGAAATTAATAGGAAATTGGGGAATCAGTCTAGATCAGGACTTGATGCTGGTAGATAGGATGAGTATTGAAATCCTCACCAGCAATGTAGCCTTTCTTTCTGCAACCAAGCTCAAGGGCAGGATAGAAATCCTGATGAAGGTGAAATCGAGATTAATTGAAGACTGGGATAGTGGGCAAAAACAAATGTAGAATAGTACCGACACCCAAAGTGAAACCCCCTGTAAGCGATTCTACAGGGCTTTTTTTTGTGCAAATTAAGTATATGATTTTCGATCGCTCCGAGCTTGAACTTCCGATAACATTTGCATTAATTCTCTGGAATGCGATCGAAGCGTTTCGATTAAATCATTACCGCCGTCCCCATTTATTACCGGGGCATAGTTGAGGGTAATAGCTCCGCCAGACGACCCCCCGCCTTGAGTTGGTGCTGACATTCCCATACCACCAGCGAGACTAGAAGCAGGTGAGAGCGATCGACCTAACGCTCCTAAAATTGGGGTAGCGGTGATCCCGTCTGCGATCGTGGTCATTAGTGCAGGGCCAGATTTATCTAAGTCTGATAATGGGCCAGTCTTGGCAGGTGAGAATGGCAACATAGCTCTAAGTTGCCCAGCAACCCCAGCCACGGCAGACACCGCCGCACTAGCCCCCGCCATAATCCCTTGAGCTAGGGCAGCCATAAGCGCAGATCCAGCGGCTGCAAACTGACCAGCCATGCTCGTAACTACACCGATCGCCGCACTCATAGCCCCAGAAATTGCGGGGCCGATCGAATTAAAGGCGGCGGTCATAGACGAAACCATGCTATCGATCACCCCCATAATTCCTGCCATAGCCCCAGATATTGAAGCAGATATCCCGGCAATCACCCCGGCGATCGAAGCAGATATCCCGGCGATCGCTACCATCACCCCGGTCACAATTCCCATGATCACCGTCCCGATCATCATCCCGATCGTGGAAATCACTGCCACTATTCCCGTAATAATTCCCATGATTGCAGCCGTGATTCCAGTTGCTACGGTGGTCAAATAGGCTAATATCATGGCGTTTATGCCCATCAAGACGGCTCCGATCATCGTCCCGATCGTACCTATGGCAGTCATTATTCCCGTAATAACTCCAACAATCATCGTCCCTATCCCCAGAAAAGCGGCTCGGATAGCCGGAACAATCCCCTGAAAGATAGCCATAAATGGAGCCATATTTCCAGAGAGGGCTTGAGTCATAGCATTACCCATAGTCGCAAATGCTAACCTCACCCCCGCCACGAAATTATTTATGATCGCTTGAGCAGCCAAAATCATTGAGCCAATGGCAGCCGGGATTTGGGCAAGGTTAGCAGGTAGTTCTGACAATACAGCCGGGATTGCAGCAAAAACCCCGGCTACACCTTCCCAACTACCCGTAACTAGAAATGCACCCGCCGCAATAATACCCGCCGCTACAGCAACTAGCCCGGCAGCAAGCAGAGCAGCCGCACCCAACGGGGCAAACATGGCTCCTAAACCAATTGCAGCCGCACCACCGCTTATAGTTGCCATCGCAGTTCCTACGGATGCGATCGCCATGAGAAAACCACCAACTGCGATCGCTGCAACCCCGATCGCTGCAACAATCCCCAAAATAGCAACACCGACTGCAATGATGCCGGGGTTTGCTTGTGCGAAACTTGCAAAAGCCATAATCATGGGACGGATCGCAGATGTGACAGCATTAATAGCAGGGAGGATTGCACTGCCGATCGCAATCCCTAACTCTGTGAAATTGTTCTTGAGCAGTTGCATCTGTGAGGCGGTGGTACTGGCAAAGATTTCAAAACTGCTCTGCATTGTCGAGAAACCAGCATCCCCCGCCTTTTTACCGGATAGGTCGATCGCCTTAGTAAATTGATCCATCCCGGCTGCGGCGGTCATAATCTCATCGGAGAAACCGACCCCAAAGATTTTAGATAGAGCTGCCCCGGCTTGTGGGCCCGCCGTCTTTACTTTTTGCAGAAATCCTAAATAAGCATCAGTCCCCTCTCCACTCTCGAAAGCTGTCTGCATCTCGGTCGCACTAACCCCTAAAGCCTTAAACCCCTCTTGAGCCGCACTGCCCAAACTGGTTGCCGAAGCTAATTTGACCGCCGTGGAATTAAACGCCCTAGCTGCCCGTTCAGGGGCTAACCCTAAGCTGGTGAAAGCAGCGCCCAAACCTGCAACATCCCCCTCACTAATTCGATAAACACTAGCTACACCCGCCGTCTGTTTGGCAAATTCAATGATCTGCCCTTCGGTGGTTGCCATGTTGTCTCCGAGTGTGTTTACCACATCCCCAAACCGTGACAACCTTGAGAAGTCCATCTGCCCCGCTGCATCAACCATCTGGAATGAGTTGGCAATTTTCGCTCCGCCCTCCGCCGCTTGCTGTGCGGTCATGTCAAAGGCTACTGCCATAGTGGACATGAGAGTCGTAAATCTTCCAAGGTTGGGGATACTTACCCCCAATTTCGCACCCTCAGCACTAATTTCAGCAAGGTCGGTCGCCGCTCTGGGGATGACTCTAGACAGCCCTAATATCTCTGTGCTTAACGCTCGATATTGTGCAGAATTTACTGGGACGTTTGCAGCTTTGGCAACATTAGCCATAGAGCTTTCAAACTCAACCGCCGCTCCAACGGCAGCCGTACCAATCCCAATAATAGGCAAAGCGATCGCCGCACCCATCCCCACTAGAGAGGAGCCGACCGCCCCAATTTGAGCCAGTCCTTTGACACTATTCTGAACCCCAGAGATGACTGCACTGGCGTTATCGATCGCTTCGATCGTGATAGAGAGGAGACTAGAAGCCATTTAACTTCTCCTATTATTAGTGGGATTTTCTCTTTTTTGGGCTTGGGGATTCGGGGTTAAAAGTCCAGAGATCGCCCCTAGTCCAGAACTACTGAGAACGATCACTAGTTGGGGGATTTCGATTCTCATTGCTGTCAGCCATACCCCCGCCGCTAGGGAGAGTAAGACGGTGGTGCATAGAGTGGATATGATCAGCCGATAGGCAAAGAAATACTCTGCCTTTGTCCTTTGCTCTCTCAGTAGAAAAGCTAGATCATTTTGATTCTGGAGATAAAGAATTTCCTGCTCATTTTGAGTCAGTTTGATCTCTTTGATCGCTTGCTCGGTTGTGATTTTTATGAGGTCTTGAGCATCCTGATCCCTTTTTAGTTCATTCAATTTAGCCGTGGCTTTGGCAATCTCTGACATACTGGCGATCTGCTTCTCTGTCAGGTCAAATTGCAGCGCCTTGAGATTCTCGATATCTGTAGAGTTTGCCACGGTTGTCGATCGATCAAGCTCCTCCTTCATGAGTTGAACGGTCTTTGATCTGGCAAGATCTTCTTGCATAAGCTGAAGGGCTTTTAATCGATCGATATCTTCCCCCACAGACTGCTCTGTTCTTAGTTCCCGGACTCTTTGACTATTTAATTCCAGAGCCTCCTCACTGAAGGGTTTGGCTTCGATCGGGGGATTCTGAGAATTTGGAGAATTTGGATCGTTAGACATTAATCCCCCTATTTTTTCCTAAGTCTTTTATCCAGAGCTTTCTGATAATCCCGTGCGTGACCAATCCAGTAAATTAGGTCGTCTAAATCGAGACTATAAATATCTACAATCCCCCAGCCCGTGATCTGGCAAAAAGCAATTAGGTCGCTTTCTGTTGGAGCTGCGAAAAAAGGTTATCAAGCCTATTGGTGAGGGTATAAACATCCTCAAAAGTCAGACCGTCATCATCTTCCAACATATCGATCGTGATGGGCAGGTCATCGAGTAGGTACGATCGCATCACTATTTCTTTAGTGGCTAAATCGGTGTCCTGCTCATCTTGCAGCCTTTTCCTGAATGAAAAATAATCTTTGCTACTTAATGCAAATCGACTGGCTACTTTGCCACTAGTGAGCGTGAATGTTTCGACTGGTTCTTTCTTTTTTGTTGCCATGTTAAATTCCTAAATTAGCTCTCCACTGGCTTAAAATATCAGCCCCGGCGACCCTGTAAGTATTACTAAAAACATCGATCTCCAGTAGCTCCTCACCCCCTAAAATTAGGCGGACGTAGCTTACCGCCATTTCTGAACTGAGTTCGATCGTCTCCCCTTTTTTGAGTTTGCCCAAGGGGACGGTCTTAAATATTCCAGAGAGAAAAACTACCACCGGGACTTCAGTATCCCCCAGTAGGGTGGTGGTTTTTTGACTGGCTCTTGTTTGGAGTTGCACGGGCTGGGTTGGGTTTGCGATCGCCTTGTAGCTGGTTGCATCAAAAGAAGTCCATGTAAAAG